CACACACTGCGGCCGTCGTGTGTGTTTCTGGTGTCGTATATTTCTACTTCACTTGTGCAAATGTCGCAATCTATATAGTAGTCCATGATTAGTTCCTTTAGTTGGTTGGTTGGTTAGTTATAAACTTTATAACTTCTGACTCGGTGCTACGCTTACATTTTTACTAACTCCTTATATTATAACACTATTATTGGTGTTTGTCAAGTGCGGTGATGTTACGTGGGGTTATGTGACTTTATGTGATGTTACCTTATGTGCCGCTATATTTCTTATCTTTGATTGGATTAGCTGTTGGCGGTTGGCAATCAATTTACGCAGTCTATCTATTTTGAGCTTGTCGTTCTCTGATAGCAAATCATATGCATGTTGTTGGCGTTGGGCTAGGGTTGTGGTTGTGCGAGTGGTTGGGGTTGTGCTTGCACGTTTTACTTTTGGGGTTAGGTTTTCAACCCGTATGTCTAAGGGGTTATTGATTCGGTGTAGTTGGGTGGGCATGATGCCGTGATGCATATAGTAAGACAACCTAGGGAAGGAATAGTTGTAACCTTTGAGCCATATGCAATCCCCATAGAACCGTTTGATGTCGGGGTGGTGTGCATCGGGTTTTAAACGTATTGCACCTGTATCTGTGCAGTAGTCGAGATATTGCCATAATTGGGCAGGGGTAAATTTGGGGATTGGGTTGGACATAGGAATTGTGAAGGTTTATATTAAGTTTTGTTAGTGTACATTGCAAGTGCTTGAATTGCAAGGAAAGTCACTCCGTAGATGTTTGACTAAAGTAGACCCTTTGGGGGTAGGGGTATTACGCAAACCCGAACATTAGCAAACGTTTGACCAAAAAAATTTAGGACTGGGACTATATTTTCTAAAAAAAGAACATTATATATGCAGTGCAACATATTTCACTTATCTTCATAATCTTATACGCATAATCCTCAACACCTAATCACTCCTCTTCACGTTTTATCACCAAAACATAATGTTCGCTTCACTCAGCCCAAAACCGAACTTCTTCCCTAGAAAAACGAACATTACAAGAACATTTACAGAACATTACCCCTGATTATTGCGGTGCAACATTTCCCGAGAGCGTTAAAAACCCAAAAGCGAACATTACACTCGACTAAAAAACGAACATTGTAAAAAGCGAACATTAGAGCAGCAGAACATTAGAACATTACAAAAAGCGAACATTAGAGCAGCAGAACATTAGAACATTACAAAAAGCGAACATTAGAGCAGCAGAACATTAGAACATTACAAAAAGCGAACATTAGAACATTACAAAAAGCGAACATTAGAACATTACAAAAAGCGAACATTAGGTTAAGCCTACGCTACTTCGGAAACTGGCATCGAGGTGCGGTTATAAACTTTATAACTTCTTACCCTGCGGTTATGAGCCCCGAGCCTACGCTACTCTGGAAACTGGCATCGAAGGTGGGTAGTAACTTGCGTGGTAACTTGCGTGGTAACTTGCGTGGTAACTTGCGTGGTAACTTGCGTGGTAACAAGTTATAAAGTTTATAACTATGCCAAATTGACCGTTGAACCTGCGCTACTCTGGAAACTGGTATCACAAAAAAAAATTAGAAAAAAAAAGACGGTAAAACTGTGGACAACAAAAAACCCGCTTAGGCGGGTTGTGGGGGGTAGTTGTGGGGGGCTTGCGCCCCCCGTTTGGGTTACTTCGACAGTTCTACAATCATGCCATTTAACAACTTAGCGTACGTGACGGGGTTGTATTTTGCGGGTTGTTCGTCACCCTGCACTAATTTGAGAGCGGTTTCCAGAACGATCTTGAGTTTTTCTGCCGTGGTCTTTTCAACCCCGCCCCCTTCGGCTTCACCCTCGCCCCCTTCAGGTGCATCAAGTGATTTCAAATACTTCTGAATCAGAGCGATATATACACCTACTTTTTGTTGCACTTTTTTACGATCGCCCTTGGCGTCTTCAGGTACTGCTTTTTTATCAAGTGCCAAGAGTTTACGATCGCCCTCGGTAAAACCGAGAACGATACTAGCTTTGACTGATGCGGCAACTTCGGCAACTACTTCCTTTCCCGTCAACATATCGGCAGTCACGCCGTCTGCATACAAGGCATCAGAAGCTTGAAGCCACTTCTTTGATGTACCTTCGTTGCTGGAAACAGCCTTCTGAATCAGAAGACCAGTTGAAGTTGAAATCATTGTGTTCGTTGTTTGGTTGGTCATGATAGAGCCTTTAAGTAGTTATCAGAAGCGGTATTGCTTAACTGATAACTAATTATAGTACGTTTATAGGTTATTGTCAACTGGTTTGAATCATTGTGAAGATTAGTTATAAACTTTATAACTTCTGATAATACAGGAAAACATAGGGTAAACCCTGAAACTGGTACCCCACCATACCCCCACCCGACCAAGTGACCAAGAGGTCAGCACCAATATAGTATTACTAATCTGCACGAATAATTACCTTTCCTAAGATTTACTTGAGTAGTAGGTGTAGTTACGTTCCTAAGATTTACTTGAGTAGTAGGTGTAGTTACGTTCCTAAGATTTACTTACCCCACCCCCCTGATATAGGAACACCCCCCGTACAAAAAGATGTACCCCTATGAAAAAATAATATATAATTCAGGAAAACGTACCGGTAGGTATCGCGTGGGAACTTTATGACAATGCACTTATCCCCTGAATTGGGTGTGCCTATAACACCTGACGTAAGTATAAAAGACCTACGGGTCGGGGCTATTGCCGCCTGTGAAACTGCCAAGCTACTTGGTGAACACGGTCTTGACCTCACTGCAACGGATGAGGATAAAGAGATTGCCGCCGCATTAGTAACCTCATATGCGAAAGAACCAGAAAAAACAAATGCAAAAACGACAGTGGCTAATATTGCCAAGTTAACCCCAGCATCCTTAATTGAAACCCGCAACATACTAGATGAATTCGGCCACCTCGTAGCCAGACAGGCAAGTGAGATAAGGCACCTAGTTACTAATAAGCTAGTCCTAGAGACCGAGAACCCCGATGCACGTGTGCGGTTAAAAGCGTTGGAGTTGCTAGGTAAGATTTCCGATGTGGGGCTGTTTACCGAACGTACCGAAATCACCATCACTCACCAGTCTACCGACATGTTAAAAGCCACATTGCGTGAGAAACTTGAAAGACTGCGTACTATAGACACCGAAGATGTGACCGACGTTACAGTTAACATAGGTGAGGAATTGGGGATATGAGCCTAGATTTTTCGGATGATGATTTAGATGCATTGGTCGATAACCTCGATCAGTTCAGTCCGGAAGAGCAGGACGAGATTTTAAAAATAGTAGACCAGCTACAGAAACGTCGGGCGGCTAAGGCATGTTACGACGATCTGATTGAATTTTGTAAGCACATGGACCCCAACTATAAAGTTGGTAAACACCACAGGCGGTTGGCTAATTTGCTAATGTCCATGGAACGAGGCGAAGAAGATCGTATTGGTGTGTCAGTTCCCCCGCGTCACGGTAAGAGCCAGCTGGTGTCTATATTTTTCCCAGCGTGGTATCTGGGGCGTAACCCAGATAAGAAAGTGCTAATGGTATCCCACACAGCGGATTTAGCGGTGGACTTCGGGCGTAAAGTGCGAAACCTAGTTAATAGCGCCGCGTATAAAGAAATATTTCCAACAGTCACGTTATCTTCAGACTCTAAAAGTGCGGGGCGTTGGAACACCAACGTAGGTGGGGAATATTTTGCATGTGGTGTTGGTGCCGCATTGGCTGGTCGTGGTGCACACTTCCTGATTGTAGATGACCCGTTCTCGGAACAAGACGTATTGAACGGCAACTATGAGGTGTTTGATAGAGTGTACGAGTGGTTCGCCTACGGCGCCCGTACCCGACTGATGCCCCAAGGTAATGTAGCTATTGTGCATACGAGATGGGCCCCGAATGATTTGATTGGTCGTTTGGCTAAGGACATGACCCGTGTTGAGGGCACCGACCGGTATGAGTTTTTTGAGTTCCCCGCCATATTTAACGAAAATACAGATGAGGAAAAGGCGCTTTGGCCAGAATTTTTCGATTTAGAAGCCCTACACCGTACAAAAGCCTCCATGCCGGTGTTCCAATGGAACGCACAGTACCAACAAAACCCAACAGCCGAGGAAGGTGCGCTCATAAAACGTGAGTGGTGGCAGAAATGGGAGCGAGATGAAGCGCCCCGGTGTGAATATATCATTATGACGCTTGACGCGGCCGCCGAAAAAAGCACCCGTAGTGACTTCACAGCACTATTGACGTGGGGGGTCTTCTCAGACGACTATTTAACCGATGGTAACAACCATATTATGTTACTTAATGCCATAAATGTGCGGGTAGAGTTTCATGAACTGAAGGAATTAGCCCTAACACAATGGAAAGAATGGCAACCTGACTCGTTTATTGTAGAAAAAAAGTCAAACGGCACCCCACTATTCCAAGAATTACGACGAATGGGTATCCCTGTGCAAGAATTTACGCCACATCGGGGTACTGGGGATAAAATAGCAAGGATTAATGCCGTATCTGATATTGTTAGGTCTGGTATGGTGTGGTACCCCGCGGGGCGTAAGTGGGCTGAAGAAGTTGTTGAGCAAGTGGCCGCGTTCCCTGCGTCTGAGCATGACGATATGGTTGACTGTACGAGTATGGCACTCGCCAGATTTAGAAATGGCGGGTTTATTAGATTAACAAGTGACGAAGACGATGCAATTATGTCCCCACGTCGTGCGGCATATTACTAAGGATAAATAATGGCTATTGAAAAGAGTTTGTACGCCGCCCCCG